CTCGCCCAGAAAATAATACCCTATTCCATTGAATGTAAAAATAAAGAAACATTTGGTGGAATATATAAAGTTATAGAACAAGCTCATAGCAATTGTAAAACTACACAAGTTCCTTTGGGCATAATTAAAATGAATAATTTTCAACCACTGGCAATAGTTGATGCACGATATTTTTTTAACTTAGTGAGGAAATATGGCAGATGAAGTAGATTTTACAAAAGGTGTAAAAATAATCATATCACCTACGACAAATGGGTTTGCGTGTGGTATAATAAATGAAAAATTAGATTTATCCAGTGAGGGTATGTATGTATGCCATATTATTGCTAATGGTATGCTTAAATTTTCCTTAGACCATCCACAAGATGCATTTGATTTGGGCATAGAACAAGTACAAGAAAAAACATATAAAGATAATGGGAAAGACTCACGATTTAAAGATTATGATAATGTAATTGACTTGGCTAAAATTATGTTTAAACAAAAAAAAGATTTAAATTAATATGAAACATACAAAAGAGTTATTGATGAAGTCCCGTGTTTTAGTTGGGGGAGACAGGGAAAAAGATTATGGTGATAAAGTTAAAAATCACAATAACATTGCCAAGTTATGGTCAGCATATTTGGATGTACCTGTTACAGCACATGACGTGGCCATTATGATGACCCTGTTAAAAGTTGCAAGAACAAAACTTGGAGAAGTCAGTGAAGACACCTATGTTGACATGGCCGCATATGGAGCCATAGCGGGGGAGATTAAATTTAAAGAGCCAAAAAAAGAATCAGAGGGGGAAAGAAGAGGAAGAGAAACACGGGAACATATTAAAACATTAAATAAGGAGAAATAATATGCAGCACATACCAAATTTATTATATACGGCACTTGAGCATGAGGCCCAAGCAAATATTGATAAAGCCGAAGCAACTATGGAAATATATTTTAACAATCCTGTTGGAATAGGAGAACATCCACAGCATTTAAATGAAATGAGTAAACTTCTTGATATCATATCAACAAATGAAGACAGGTTAACAACGCTGACAAAATATTTTTCAGACTACAATGAGGGGAGGGGAAACATATGAAATATATCATAACACAAGAACAATTACAAGTTGTATTAAATTATTTAGGAACACGTCCTTATATAGAAGTTGCTAAATTAATATTAACTTTAGGGCAGTTGCAACAAGTCCCTGTTGATTCAGATAAAAAAAATGAGTCAGCAAAAATTAAGAAATAAAAAAAGAGAGCACGAGGCTCTCCTGTATAAACTTGAAGTTAAAATAAATAATGGTGGAAATATATTATTTAGTTATGACTGGGTTAAGCCAGAACATATACTAGATAATTTAAAGAAGTATGAATATAAACACGTTATTTGTGCCCTTATTCGTCATTGTTTGTCTAACGGATATAAGTTAGATGATGAATTAAAATACTTATTGAGGAATATATGAATGTAGTTAAGCTTGAGCCATATGGTCACTTAATTCTTTGGCACGATTTGGGGTTTGCTTTGCCCATCTTGAATCAAGCATTTCCGTGCTCGCTAATTTATAATCACGATTTTGTAATGCTTTAATCATATTTTTAAATTTTCCAACACCGGAATAACCCATTTGAAATATCATTTCACAAAGTATTTCTTTTGCTGTATCTGAAATACTACGTAAATTATTAACTTCACAAAAATTTATCATTAAATCCCAACCTTTTTCAAAGTCTTTATTAAATAATTCTGTTAATTCATCATGAGAATATTCTTTTCCTTCTACAAAATTATCTTCATGAACAATTAAATGTCCAAATCCTATAGTTTTTTTATTTAATGAGTCTAGGTATATCATTGACCTAAACCCCTCATGCATTTTAATTTTTTCTTTTAGTAATTCTTTTGACATTATGGTTGCGGTGGAAAGTAAGGTTCCTTGCTTTGCATCTCCATTTGTTTTTCTTTAAGATATTTCATTAAATGATAATCCTTATTGGGATTAAATTCTGTTACGCCACTTGCTGTTGGCCCTTCGGTTTGACCTGTTGGTTTTTCAAAAAATGGCTCAACAGTTCTTTTAATTTTTTTAACTCCCCTATCAATTAAACTACCTGCTTTCAAAAATATATTTTCTTCTTTAACTTTTTTAATTCTATCATATTCATCTCTTAAGAGCATATCATAAATGATATTATAACTATCTTGTGTAGATTGTGTTAATTTTTCATCTAGTTCCTGTGCTGATAAAACTCCCTCTTGATGTGCTTTAGATATATTACTTCTATTCTGCTTTTTTGCTAATTCAAGTGCTTTATTTTTAATTTCTTCAATTTTTTCTTTTCCGAGTTCTGAATCTTTTTCAAGATTTTTTTCCATTTCTTCCATTGTCAACTCAGTTTGATAAGTAGGAACACCGTAGGCTGTCATTATAGCTTCTTTACCAGTAGCTTTTTGTAATAACTTTTCTTCTTCCGGTGTAATATAAGCAAGAGTGTGTCCTTCTGGCCCCGTACCTGATAGGGCATCTAATTCTTTTGCCATAATACCACTTTGATTTTTTTGTTCACTGGTTGATTTTCCTTCCTTAAACATTCCTTTTAAATTATCATATACTAAAGCCATTATTATTCTCCTTTAATTAGCCAATGGGTTATTTGCTTTTGTTTTAATTTCTTTTATTAATACATCCTGTAATTCATTTTCTTTTGATACAATAGCAACTTCTTGTTTCAATTCAGCTATCTTTTCTTCTAATTCTTTTATACTTTTATTTACAGGGGATAAATCAACTTCATCGGGTATATCTAATGATGCCATTTCCTCACGAACATTAGCAATGGATTGTAATACACTTGTTAAATCTGTTGGCTTAATATTTTTTTCTACATCAGAAATTCTATCCAATACATCAACTTCTAATTTAGATATTCTTTCATTAACAGGATTAAGGTCAACCGTTTGATTAACAACAAACTTCTTTTTTTCTAAAACGGAAATACGATTATTAAATTCCCCCCAAGCATAGAATCCTCCTCCGATTGCACTGACCACTCCAATGAGGGCTGCGTAAGTAGATAATTTATCAATGACTTTCATTTGTTTTTTAATGCCTCCAATTCAGCTTGTAGTTTTCTTTTTTCTATATTTATTTCCCGTAGTTTTTTATTATGTACTTCTACAGGGTCATTATTTACATAACTGGCAAGAGTTACAGTTGTGTAAATATCTTTTGTATAAACGCCTAAATCTATTTGATTAAATAAATCAAGATTAGAATCTGTATAAATATCTTTTGATTTATAAAAATTTGTTTTGAGATAGGCGTTTAATGTATTATTATTCTTAAAAAATATATCCTCTTTTGATAAGTTTTGAGTATTGATTTTTGTTGCCTTGGCTATTTCTTTAGCTATCTTTTTTAAATCCCTTTTTACTTTTGTTTCTATTCTTGCAACATCTGTAGCAATCCTGTCGTTGGTGTCCACTTCATCTCTTCCTTCCGACTGTATACTGTCTTGTTCTTCACTGTCTGCTGTTTGTACTTCGGAGTCCTCAGTTCCTTCGCTATCGGATTCCTCTTCCTGTAATTCTTCCTGTGACTCTGATTCTTCTGTGGATTCATTTTGTGCTACTTCTTGTTCTTCTTCTAATAATTCTGATTCTGATTCAAGCTCCATTGTTTCTTCCTCAGTCTCAATAATCTCTGATGGGCTTTCTTCAATTGTTGCTGTTTCATCAAACTCTTCCTCAAACTCTTCAAAAGATTCCCCAGTAAATTCATCATTGAACTCCTCCTCGGTTATCTCTTCAAAAAACTCTTCTTGTGTCATTCCTTCATCTTCAAGAAACTGGGCAAATTCTTCTTCCATACCCGTGTCCTCTAGGAATGTAGTGAAATCTTCTTCAAATTCCTCCTCGAATATTTCTTCCATAATGGAAGTTTCAGTAAATTCCTCTTCAAAAAATACCTCATTCATGTTAGGCATTTCTTCAAAAGTTTCAAATTCTTCAAAGAATATAGGTTCTTCAAAGGATATTTCCTCGAACTCCTCTATTTCAAATTCTTCAAATGATACTTCATCATCCCAAGAAGTATCGTATTCTTCCTCAAAATAAAAATCTTCTTCCCAAGTATATTCTTCTTCCCATGAGTAATCATCTTGCCAAGAATCATCCCATGTATACTCTTCTTCTTCAAAAACTATATCATCTATCGTATCACTGATATCCTCATTAATATCATCTATGATTTCTTGAGTATCCTCTTCCAGAGGATTGATATAGGTATACTGTATCTTTAACTGTACATCATCTATATCTGGGCCATAGTGTCCACTTCTATTATTAGAGTTAGATACACCAACTTTAATATCAAAATCTGTTTGTGTATTAGACCCTTGGATATGGGTATCAGTATAGTTAGTATAACTTCCACAGTTTATACTTCCGCATCCTGTGTCTTCTATAATTCTTTGTTGCGTTGACGTAGAACCATCAGAGCCAGTTATGGTTTGCTTTAATGTTGTCGTATTGCTATATTGATTCCAAAACCATACATCTGTTGACATGGTTGATGACCATCCATTTTGGATTTCCTCCACCGTCATGTTTGTCTTATCAGACAACGTAACGGTTTGCTCTATATTTGTATTACCAGTTGAAGCAACAGAACCACCGGGGTCATTACCACCGGCTGTATTCATATTGTCATGACCACTTGTACCGCTTGATATAGTCCAACCAGTTGTATCGTAGGTTGTACTAGAGCCAAATGTAGAGTTAGATAATATATTTCCTGTATCTATTATTTCAGAAACAGCACTAAAACTTAAAAATAATAGTGCAATTAAATACCTTATCATTATAAATCTAAAGCAATAATAATCAATCCACCTGCAATACTAATTGCATAAGCCATGATAATTATTTCAATCATGTATTTTAATAACAGGTTTTTCCATTATCTCCTCTTCTATAACTTCAATTTCTAATACTTTTGATTTAGCAATCTTTTTAGCTTTCTCTTCCGCTATTCTTTTCGTTTCTTCCTGTTTAGCTATTTCTAATAATTCATCATCAATACGAGAACGTGTTTCTAGTTTCTTGACATAAGTATCATAATCAGGTCGTTCTACATCATACTTATTCCATTGTTCCATAGCTTCCCTGCCAATCTTGCCTTCAAATGGACAAGGTGTTCCTGCCATTTGCATAGCTTCAAAAACTCTTTCATCTTGGCAAAGAATTGAAACTGCCGCAACTTTCATACCATAATCATATAGTACTTTTGATAACTTTATGCGTTCACAATTTAAATCCCTAACATGTTTACCACCAGATACGCCAAACCCAAGAGTAGAAACGGAGCCAGAGACACCCATGCTACATACATCTTGAGACATAGCGGAGAAACTTGGTGAATTGGCTGAATTAACGGGAATATCGGAACCAGTTGAACTGCTTGTTGTTGTTGATGTACTTGTTGTAGAATTTGTCGCCCCATCTTCATAGGTTGTTGTCGTAGTACTTTCATATCCACCAGTTATATTTGTATTACTTCCCGATTCATTTGTTTGTGTATTACTGTCATTGGCTGAATCTGCTATTACAGATTTTGATACTATCATAATTGTAATTAGCAATAGTAGTAAAAATAAATTTGTAAATACCCATTTCATTCTTATTGAATCTTCTTAACATTAATTGCGTTTTCTTTTCCTTTATTCTCCCCTATCTCAAATTCTATTTCTTCTCCTTCTTTCAAAGTACTGATACCTGCTTCTTCCAAAGCCGATACATGCAGGAAGACATCTTTGCTTCCTTCCTGTTCAATAAATCCATATCCTTTGGTTGGATTAAACCATTT